TATCGTGCTTCTTCTAACTCGTAGTCAGCTTCAGTCAGTTCTTCTTTACCTATATGCTTCATAAGGTTGTCATACTGGTTAGTAAAAAATGACATCTTTCTGATTGCGCCTTGCACACTATTCTTAGTACCTGCTAAGTGTCCTTCTATTTCTAGTATCTCTATCTCTAGTAGTTCACGGTCTAACTCATCCTCACACGTTTCTAGGTCACGTTCTTTCTTCTTTAGTTCATTCTCTTTCTTTTTCATACCAATGTATGCTTCTTGCAATGCACCTCTAGTTCTGTCTATCTCAGCTAGTGTATGCTTTACAGATCGAATAGGCGTGATTGCAGTTACGTCCAATGTAACACCCATGAACTGTGAGTGTGACTTGTGAAAGTTAGAAGTAGCTTGTGCTACTTGAGGCATCTTTTCCTGTATGTTAGATAACATTGTATTGTATTCTGGCTTTACATCAGCAGGTAAATGTACCTTTAACTCATGCACTACTAAACTATTATCAGTCATATGTATATTATCTCCTTTATTAGTATAGGTATCCCCCTGAATGGGAATATAGATATACCATATTTTTAAGCGTCTGTCAAGGTTTATCTAAGCTATTGCAAGGAAAACGTAAGATCCACCACTTGCATTTAAATCATTTCCTGCATTACTGGTTATAGTAAACCCTGAAGATAATGGATCTATGTAATCTGTATTGGTAACTTGCGCTCCAGTATTATCAGTTTGCATATATGGATCATTTCCAGCAATAATACCATTAGTTGAATCCCATATATGCCAACTACCTGAAGAATCTGTTCTTTTAGCTAAAACAAATCTTGCACCACTAGTAAAACCACAATCAACATCTACATCTGATCCAGTACCAGAATAAGTTCCTACTTTCGATACACCAGCTAGTGTGGCGAATAGAAATGCTACGTAAATTTGACTACTAGTACCTACTCTACCATTAGTGCCTACTTGTATAATAGATGATGTATGATCTCCCCAAACACCTCCAGCTTGATCTGCCGTATCTTCTGTCCCAAAAGCATCATTAGTATTAATAAATCCCTGCTTAGTTTTTCCTATAGTTGAATTAAATACAGCCCAACTTTCAGCATTAGATCTATTTTTTACAATTATTAATTCAGGCGTAACTCCTAGATTATGGGATACGTTAGTTGGTGTATCACCTGTTCCAGTATAAGTTACTATATCAAAGAAACCATCTGCCGTTCTAAACATATACCCCATAAAGTTTGTACTTCCTGTAAGACCTGCTACTCCTACACCAGTCATATTATCAAACTCATGTGTAGTAGCTACTGAGCTTTCAGCAGCATTACTTTCAAGTTGCACCCTTGTATTAGTTTTTCTTATTCCTGACCACCAAGCACCCCCTGATTCCAACTTCTTATTAATAACAAAGTCTACAGGAAAACCTGATGTTTGTACAAATTTAGGATCATCATTTAAAGTTGCTGATGTTTCTTTATGAGCAGCAAACACTTGTGTACCTACTGTTGGATTCATTAATCCTTTACGGATTGCCATATAAATATATGTTTCACTATTATTATTTGTAGCACCATTAGCAGCTGTTAACTTAAACCCATTTGCAGTTAATTCAAGAAGCTCTGCGGTTGCCTCTGCATCTGATAGATTAGCATATAAAATTTTATCATCTTCAACAGCACCTTTACTAACTATACCTCTTATACTGTCAAGTATAACCCACTGTGAAGTTCGTGAAGCTGCTTTTGTCATTACCCACTGAGGTTCAAAACCTAAAGTAATTGCTTGAGTAGAACCATTACCAGTATAACTACCGCACTTAATTATATCCTGATCACCTGTAGCCCCAAACCCACCATCACCATCATTGTGTGCGAATAGGTATGCAACGAAATTCATACCACCACCAAAACCACTATTTAAATTAGTTCCAACAGTAAACACAGAACTTGTTGGAGCAGTGTCATTAAAAAAACCAGATTCATCTGCTCTGGCTGCAGTAGAGTTTAAAGTTAATCCATAATTTTCAGGACTAGTTGAGTCTACACCTCTATGATAGACCGTCCAATTTTCACCACTAGTATCATACGCTTTAATTATTATCATTCCCGGAACAGACCCAAGGTTATGTGATATTTGTCGTGCGCTTGAGCCATCACCAGTGTAAGTAACTATATCAAAAAATTTTGGTTGCTCTCTAAATGTCCATGATATAGTTGATTGATTATTAAGATTTACATCACTAAGACTACCTAATGAAAAACCATTACTGTTAAAAGAAGTTACTGAAGTAGAGCTAGTTCCTTCAGCGTCAGTTTCAGAAGGTATAATACGTTTTGTAGCTCCTCTTTCAGTATCAAAAATCATACTAAAATTACTATTAGCTCTTGATTTAATCCAAACAAGACCACCTTCACCAGATAAATCTATGCCATTATTTATACTTTGAGTACTGCCATTACCAGTATAAGCAAAAGTTGAAAACACATTCTCAATAAATTTACTAGGATTTATACTAGTAGGATCAGGCCAATCACCAGCCTTACTAAAACTTAATGCTTCCTGCATTGTCCACATACCAGATGCAGCACTGTCTGAAAAATTTTCTGATGGTTCTACTGGGTTTGCTGTTATTATCCCACCAAGATATCTTTGCGTCATTATGATGCTCCCGAAGGTACGCCATTGCAAAAAGCAACGGTAAATATTCTAGCTACAGTAAGGTCTCCAAAATCGGTAGCATTACCTGTAGAAGCAATAATTCTAGAATCTAGGGCATTGGTAGAAGCATTTGTACCTGTAGCAATTACTGCTTTCGTAGAATCAGCACAAGCTGAATTACTACTAGATGCTTTTGAAAGGTCGCCAAAATCTGAGGCATTTCCTGCACTAGCGATAGTCACAAAATCAATCGTATCTGTTCCTCCAGTTCCCCCCGCACTTAAACCTCTAGTCGCACTAGCACAACCACCAAGGCCAAATCTAGCAACAGTAAGGTCGCCAAAATCTGAGGCATTTCCTGCACTAGCGATAGTCACAGATTGCATAACATTTGAGGAAGAAGAGGCTTCATATCCCCCTGACGTTATTCCTATTGTTGTACTGGCAAATCCTGTTGCTTGTGAAACAGCAGTAGCTAAGTTTCCAAAATCTGTAGCATTTGCAGCAGAAGCTATCGTAACATAATCCATGTAGTTTTTAGACTCTCCTCCTCCACCTGTATTATCACTACCTCCTGAAAATACTCCTCTAGTTGCACTTGCAAACCCCGAAGAACTTTCTCTAAAGCTAGAATAGTTAGCAAAATCTCCAAAATCTGAGGCATTACCCGCAGTGGTCAAACCTATAAAATCAATAGTATTTCCTGAACCATCTCCTCCTCCTATAAGGCCTCTTGTATGGTTGGAAAAACCTCCTGCTTTAATTCTTGTTGCTGTTAAATCACCAAAATCTGTTCCATTTGAAGAACCTGCTGCCATTAAAACAAAATCTACAATATTAGTACTACCTGAAGCAGCTGATCCACTTGCAAAAAAACCTCTAGGGCCAAGAGTTGCATCAACAGGCCAACCAGAAGCGTACTGATACTGAGTAGATATATTCCATACACCTGAATACGATGGAGCCATTATTGAAGTCCTCCATGTGCCGTTCCAATAGCAGCCCCTCTATTTCTAGCTACAGTAAGATCACCAAAGTCTGTTCCATTACTAGCACTTGCTATGGTAAAATATTCAATATTATTAAAATAACTAGATCTTTTCCCTCCAGCAAAAACTGCACGAGTATTTGAAGAACAAGCAAATGGTGATGTTAAAACATTTTCGTATTGAGTTTCACCAAAATTTACAGCATTGCCTAATGAGGCAATAGTTATAGATTCTATTTTTCCATTAACCATTCCAACTAAAGCTCTTGTATCAGAGGAACAACCAACCATGTTTTCTGCAGCTTGAGCCAAATCTCCAAAATCTTGTGCATTTCCTGTAGAAGCAATGGTAACATATTCAATAACATTACTAGAAGGCGATCCTCCTGCTAGAATAGCTCTTGTAGGACTTGCACCACTACCTGCACCACCTGCATTTCTTGTAGTATCACCAAAATCGATAGCATTGCCAGTGGATGCTATCGTAATATAGTCAATTACGTTACTAGAATTTCCTGCCATAAAAAGGCCTCTTGTTGAGTTAGATGCTCCTGCCGCTTTCACTCTAGCAACAGTAGTATCACCAAAGTCAGAAGCATTACCTGCTGATGTTGGAGTAACAAATTCTATTACGTTTGATGTGCTACCATTATATTTTCCTGTTGCAACAACAGATCTAGTAGCATTACCAACAGCGTATGAAAAAGCAGCTGTTTGTCCAATATCACCAAAATCTTGAGCATTACCTGTGCTGGTTATTGTAATAAAATCAATAACATTTACATCTGTGTCTGAACTTGGCCCCTGACCTCCAAAAAATAATCCTCTAGGAGCTACAGGACTAAAACTAGACGTAGCAGCAGACAGTGGGCCATTACCATAATCATTAATAGCCCATACTTGTGCCGTATAACTTGTACCATTTGTAAGTCCAGTTACAGTTACAGGAGAAGATGAACCAGTTGCACCAATAACATTAGTACCATCTGTTACAGATACACCATAGGCAGTAATAGCATCATTACCAACATCAGAAGGAGCAGTAAATGCTACTGATACTTCAGTATTACCAGCAGACGCATCGCCTATAGTGGGAGCATCAGGAACGTATAGATTATCGCTGCCTATTAAACCACCTTTGTAAGCCATTAGCTACTACCTTTAAGCGTCATCTATTTCTTCATATGAGCACACTGCACTAAGATCGCCAGCTGCACTTGCCTGTATTTTAAGAATATCAGATTCCATAAGATACAGACCCATATTCTTATCTATTACAACTAGTGTTGCATCAGCAGGAACAGAAATAGTTTTAGCTAGATAATAATCTGCACTACTTCTAGTTATCCATACATCAATAGATGCAGCATTAGTCCCATCAATATTTGCAATTACCAAACTATTTATTTTCTGTAACTTATTTGATCCACATGTTAAAAGTGAAACAGCAGAAGCTGCTACATCTGCATCAAATACCGTATTAGCATAAATAGATGAAACTGCTACAATATTAGGATTTGCCATTGTCAATTTCCTTTTCAGTTTCTATGTTTAGTTTATCTAAACCATACCCACCAACCCAAGGTTCAAGTATATCATCTGTCCTAAACCATGTCTGATTCATTTTAATTAACTCCCATATGTACTTCATAACTACCTCCCAAACTAGCCAAATACAAGTGCCATAGCAATAGATTTTCCTGTGCTTACTGTAGCATTTAATTGAGTTTGTATTGCACTAGTTACTCCTGATACATAATTTAACTCAGCAGCAGTTGCGGTTACATTAGTACCACCAATATCTAGAGTAGTCATTGAAACTTCTCCAGCAACAGTAAGAACACCATCAGCTAATGTCATTAAGTCGGTATCATCTGTATGACCTATAGTTGTACCGTTAATTAATACATTATCAATATCTAAAGAACCACCAGATATAAGACCAGTGGTTGTAATAGTAGATGACCCATTATCTATATTACCAAAACCAGAAGTTATAGAACCAGCATTTAATGCTCCAGTTGTAACTATGTTAGTACCACCAACAGAGTGACTAGCAAAGTATGTAGATACGGTATCAACATTAGTCATACGCATTGTACCACCATCATTAATAAGTATACCATCACCACTTGCTACTGCTGTTGTACCTCTAGCTGTGTCACCATCAATTAAATTTATTTCAGCACCTGTAGCTGTTATAGCTGTACCTGCATAGTTTAAATTACCTGCTGCTATATTTACTTCACCTGTACCTTTAGGTGTAATATCTATATCTACATTTGAGTCTGAACCAAATGCACCTACAACAATAGCATTACCTGTTGCAGAGTTAGTAACTTCAAGCGCATTAACAGCAGAACTTGTAGTTTGAAATACAACTTGTTCATTACCATTTGCATCAGCAATAAAACCAGCATCAGCAAACTTAGGAGCAGTAAGTGTTTTATTTGTAAGTGTAGTTGTAGAACTAGCAGTAACAGCAGATGTCATTGAACTATCTACATATGCTTTTACAGATTGCTGTGTAGGTATAAGTGTAGCACTATCAGAAGACATATTATCTTCATCAACAAATGCAGTTACTGTTATTGCACCATCCGACAGACTACCATATGTAACTGTACCAAAAGCTACATTACCTACTGTACCACTAAATACTTCTGAAGAATTTGTAGCATCTGGTATAAATGTAAATGCATCTGCGGAATCATCGTATCCAAAGAAACCTACTTTAGCAGCAGAGCCTGTATGATATCTAAACTCGATACCTCTATCTTTATTATCATCAGTACCCGGAGCAGTATCTCCACCTAATGTAAAGATAGGATCATCTATAGTTACTGTAGTTGAGTTTACTGTAGTTGTAGTACCATTTACAGTAAGAGTACCACCTACGGTAACATTATCTGTAACAGTTACAGAATCCACATAAGCGTCTTTCCATCTAACACCTGTTGTACCTAGATCAACATCACTATCTGACTCTGGTCCAAATATATTGTCAGCTAAGTATACTTGTTCTACATTAGCCGCATAAAAATGTATTTCATCAGCTGTTTCAAAATCTATTTTTGTTTGATCATCTTCTCCAATCTTTAGATCAGTCGCTAGAACTGAAGTTATAGTTGTTTGTGCTGCGTCAATTGCAAAGTCAATATTATCATTCGATGTGTCATATGTAACTGCAATACCGCTTTCTGTATTACTAGAAAGCATATTAGTTCCAACTGTATCTCTAATGTAAGTTGCTAAAGCTGTTCCATTTACAGTTATTGCATCTGCTTCAAGAGTACCGTCAATATCAGCGTCACCGCTAATATCCAAACTAGCACCATCAACTTCACCTGTTACTGTAATAGAGTCTACATAAGCATTTTTCCATCGTACTGATGTAGAACCTAAGTCAACATCACTATCTGACTCTGGTCCAAATATATTGTCACCTAAATAAACCTGCTCAACATTTGCTGCATAGAAATGTATTTCATCTGCTGTTTCAAAATCTATTTTTGTTTGGTCATCTTCACCTATTTTTATATCCGTTGCAAGTAAAGACGTAATGGTAGTTTGTGCTGCACCAAGAGCAAAGTCTAATGTATTGTCACCATCTTCATATGTAACTGCAATACCTGTTTCAGTGTTACTAGTTACCATAGCACCTATAGTATCTGCTATAAATTCATTTAAAGCTGTGCCATCTACCGTAATAGCATCAGCTTCTAGTGTACCATCAATGTCTACATTACCCGAAACATCTAAGCTAACTGCATCTAATTCTCCAGCTACTGTAACTACACCGTCTGCTAAAGTTATAAGATCTGTATCATCAGTATGTCCAATTGTAGTACCGTTAATTAAAACATCATCAATATCTAAAGAACCACCAGAAATAAGTCCTGTAGTTGTGATTGTTGAAGATCCAGTATCAATGTTACCAAAACCAGAAGTTATGCTACCAGAATCTAATGCACCTACAGTTGTTAAACTTGCACCTGTATCAATATTAGATTCAACCCACGTTTCCAAATCAGCAAACGTAAGTTGTTTCATTGTACCACCATCATTTATAATAAACTGATCTGAGGTTGCTATAGTTACACCAGTAGAAGCAGATGTGTCACCATCTACAATATTAAGTTCAGCAGCAGTAGAAGCAATAGCTGTACCATTAAAGTTAATAGCATCTATGTAAGCAACACCATCAATATACAAATCTTTAAACTCTGCACCACTAGAACCTAAATCAAATGCATCATCAGTAGATGGTGTAATAGCAGTTGCTGCTATGGTAAGCTGTTGTGCTGGTCCTAATTTAGTTATAGCACCACCTTCAGCAGCAGTACCATCATGTGTATGTCCTGATGTACTAAAGGCAGTTACGATAGCATCAAACTCTCCATCAAAGTCAGAGGCATTAATAATATTACCATCAGCAATATTGTTAGCAGTATCGTTACGTGTATATCCTGTTCCCATTTTTAATTACCTTCTTGCATGTGTTGCATATTCCAGTGTCAATGCGTCAAGCGCATATGGAACATCTGTATTATTATCTGCTTCAAACTGTGCAGATATAGTTTTACCTGATCCTGTAGTCTGTGCAGAAAATACTTTTTGTAACTTAGCACCAAATGTAGCAGATCCATATGCACCAATACCATAAAACTGAGAGGCATTACTAGTTGCATTTGTAAATGTTACTGCTGGCATAACTACAGCACCACTCTCATCAAAGTCAAATTTTAAGTTTAGATCAAAGTTTACTCTTCCTTCTGGATCTAGATAGAACTGTGCTTTATATATTGTCTTTCTTATACGTGGATCATTGATAGGATAAAAAGGTGTAGCAAATGTAGTTGCTATATTATTACCATCAAAACTAGATGTATCATTTTCCATTCTATGTAAGAAGCCTTCTTTACCAGAAAATATAACAAACTCAGTTGTTCCTGAATACACACTTGCACATGCTGTTACCTGTATACCTCTGGTTTCTGCAAAGTCAATAACAGATGCTTCACCGGGAGATGCAAATTGTGTAAACAGTATACCTTGTGCATTAGGTCTTGTAAAGTTATTATTCCAACCAAATAGCCTATATTGTGATTTATTTCGTATAACTAAACTAAAAAAGTCTGTATGTAGTTTTACAAACTCATTAAATGTACCCTGTATTTTTTTAGTAATAGGTGCTAAACCAAAGTCACCAATACGTTCAGTAGCACTGAGAAGTCTCAAACCATCAGGAGCCATGAATACAACATCACCACCTATCTCCTGCACACTGTCAGTCTGTATACATCCTATGTCACGTGTAATAGGTTGTAAGTTAAAAGTTGCTAGTGCGTCACCATTTAATCTAAAGATAGATGAATCTGTGAATACTATAAGCTGATCTCTAAAACTTTTTATTGCTACTATACTATTATCTAAACCAATACTACCAGCACCATTACCACTTTGAAAATCTGTAGTAGTTAGTGGTGATCCAAAACTTAATACCCTACCTTTAGCATAAAAGATATGGTTCTTATGTGTAGCTACAACTGTAGCACCTATAACATCTGATGGTGCACTATCTAGTACAGTAAATGTAGTGCCATTGTATAATGCAGGTGCATTTGCTCCATCAACTATTACAAGAGTTTTAGTTCCTGTAAAGTCAATAATGTCAAAACGTGTATTAACTGCACCTTCTCTATCACTAGATATAAATGTTATCTCTGCATTATCTGATGGGCTACTTGCTAGTGCAGGATGAATAGTTATATTTACTTCTTTACTTCCTGAGTCAGAGTATGATGAAACAGTTGTTTCAACTCTATATACTTTATCTATTGCAGCTAAGTTACTACCATCAGCATTAGATATTGTAAATACATCACCTGCTTGTGGAAATGTGTCAAAGCCATCTGCGACTAAAGTTGTACCTGTTTGACTACCACCATCTATTAATGGTGTACCGTAGTTAGGTTTATTTATTTTAGTGTAGCCACTACCTGCTGTTTCTACTATATCAGCATTCATAGCTACAACAGCTTTATTATTAAAGTATGTCATACCATTTGCATAGTTAGCTGTAGTAACTGTAGCAAATGTAACTACTGCACCATTAGCAGGACTTGAGTTTAAAGAACTAGTAAGTGTTAATGTAACTTCATCTCTAGCAGCAGTGTAGCTAACACCACCTGAAGCCACTGTGTATGTACCAGACACACCATCTATCGTAAGTGTGTCACCAACAGCAGGTGTAGTATGTATAGCTCTTAGTGATAATGATGTACCCGATTGAGATGCACCATTTACAACTGGATTACCATACGGTGCTATGATAGCACTATCAAACTTTTCATATCCCTGTATACGTTTGTAACCTCCATCAATAGATGGTTCGTAGTTACGTAGTATTCTGGCAGAACCGGGAGCATTAATAGCTTGTTGCAATGGACTGAGATTAGTTACTAGTCCACCTTTAAACTCTATTCTAAATGTCTCCCATGCATCAGGCATTATAGACTATCCAAGCTCGATCCTGCTGTAGACCTAGATGAACCTAGTCTACGTCCTCCTGTTGCGGCAGGTATCATATAAGACCTCATATAATGATAGCGATTAATTAACATAGAACGCATAGCTTTAATGCCCTCATCTGCCCTCTCCTTGACCACTACAGCATCTTGAGTGTTACCCCTGAACATATATGCATGAAACATTGCAGCGTCCACTACAACGTGCTTAAAACGGTCTGGGATAACCATTGTGTCATCGTGATCAGATAGGTCTGCCTGAAATACATAATAGTCAAATACTAATGTGTATGCCTTATCTGGAGGTTCTATCAAACCGTATTTTAAATCAGGTCCATGAAAAACAAAACGTGGCAGTGCACGTGTCTGACTTGCAGCGTACTCCTGATCCACGTACTTTTCTAAATATTCATCGTATGTAATTAAAGCTAGTTTCTTTGTGTCATTTCCTAGTGTAGCATTCTCTTTTATTCTAAACGATTCAAAGTCTATCAGTTTAGCATCTGTTGGAAATGCATATCGTGTTGTACCAGCAGTAAGTGTTTGTTCTTTTTCTGAATGATTAAAAGGCCACTCATACTCGCTTTCATTAATGTAGCGTATAGCAGAGTTGACTGCATCTTTTATGTGTGCATAAAAACCTGTAGCTGATCCAAAGTTAGAACTGGTAAGCTCAACTTCGTTCAGCCTTTTGTTGACATCATTAACTAATGTTAGAAATGTTGTAGCCATTGAATATTCCTTATGTATGAAAGGGGTAGAGCGTTAACCCTACCCCAAACATTACGTATTACGCAAGCGTATCACGATCTACTTCATCTGCACCTACTGTGCCTATATCATCAACGTCTAGCAATAATGCAAAGACACGGATAACACCAGCCGTTGTAGTTCCAGTTTGTGCCTGAATTAAAACATCAAGCGTATCGGCAGTTGCACCAACAGTGATAGGTCCATTACCTGCACCTACACTATAAGCCCCTGCTGATGCACCGTCAAGGTCAAAGCCATCAACGTATGCATCCACATCAACACCTGTCACTCCTAGATCTAGTGCACAGTCAGAAGAAGTACCAGCGTGAACTGTTGTTACTTCAAAACCAGCATCTAATATCATAGTATTAGCAGGTACTGTTATGGCTTGAATAATATCGGCAGCAGCTAGTGCTGTACCTTTAGCGGTAGCAGCAGCTCCAAAGTCAATACTATTTTGCACCAAGTAAGGAGAGCGACCTCTAGCATCTGAGCCACGAGCCGCTGAACTTAAGGTTGTTACTGTAGCCATGATTCAGTCTCCTTATACCAAGCAATAACGTGCAACACTTAGAGCTTCTGGTCTAAGTATCTTACGTCCATACAAATGCATTCCCCGAACTATGTCGGCAAAGCTATCAGGGTCACGATATGTCTCTGTCTTATTAATCTGCTCGGCAGTTGCTACAGCAGAAGAATGCCCAGATACAATCATACCAAAGTTGGAAGCATTAGTACCACCAGTAGTAGATGGGCCTGTTCCAATTGAAGGTAGGTTGTTAGACATATATACTTTAAAACCATGAAGGTTATTAAGTATAAGACCATTTTGTATTCCGCTTCCACCAAAGTCACCATTGAGAAGACGAGAGTCTTCATCTTTGAGAACTTCAACGAAAACTGGATCAACAACAAGCCAACGATTGTTGGTGTCAACATTTTGCTGATCAAGCAAACGAGCCATACGAGCTACAATTTGTAATGGGTTAGCATTACCTGAACCCGGTGTAGCAGAAGTTGCACCACCAGCACGTGCTTGAATACCAATTGCGTTACTAGAAGAACCACCAAACTCAGAAGCATCTATCTTCATAGAGCTTAATAATTCATCAGTACCTGCTGTAGATACAGCAACTGCACCATTAACAGTTGTGTTAACAGTATCAGCATTGCTATGCAAAGAAGACTGTTTGAAACCAGTCAAGTAACCAAGAGCGTCTTGGTCAAACTGGTCAGCTAGTCTGTAAGCTGCACGATCAGTTGCAAGCTGTTGGAAGTTGATGTGAGAGTGTGCCTCTTCAATATCATCGACTTTAAATGCAAAGTAGTTTGCTTTGTCGATGGTAAGAGAGAACTCTTCATCGTCCAAGTCTTGCGGAGTAATTGTAGTACCACGAGCGTATGCTTTAACCGTGATTTCTGGCTCCTTAATTATTTTAACGCTATCGCCCATATTTGCGATCTCGCCAAAGTAGTCACTATTTGTAATAGCTTCAACAATTGAAGCCTTACGAAAAGCTACTTGTACCTGCTTAGAGTAGATAATTGGTGAAAAATTACCATTAGGCAGGTTGCCGTAGCCTGTTGCAGTTGAAAATGCCATTTTATTTTCTCCTATATACGACATCCCATGTGTACATATTGTACACTATTTTTATCTACCTTAAGGGCCGTGAACTAAGAGGTTGTACGTGTAAGGCCAACTACACATAGGCTCTTCTTCATCGGGTTGTCTTAGAAGTATAGTGAGATATAGTTAGGTAGTCTTATTCAAGGGCTAACTACATCTTGCGACTATGTATAGTTATATACACAATCTACTGTTTGTCAACACTAATTAACGTGCCGATCCAGATAAATCGTATACAAACTTGTTTTGTCTAATAGCTTCCATGATTTCATCTGATTTACTTTCATATTCCTTTGCGGTCATACGCTGTACATCAGACTCTCTTAGAAAAGAACTAGACTCATTTTCTACAGGTTTGTTACGTTTTCCTTTTGTAGA